ATGGTCTATCAATTTTATGTTTTACATGACTAAACATTTATTTATTAGTAGAGGATCAACTATTTATATGTTTAAGATTGTAGAAGATAAACTAGACACTATAAATGAAAATTTGATTAAAACAAATGAATTACTAGCAAAAATAGAGGAAAACCTTAGAGTTCCCAATATGGTTGAATGGGCAAGATTTAGAAATGAACTAACAAAAATTAATTCAGATTAGCATCGGTAAGATTATCTGATGATTTTCCTATTTTTACCATATCCTCATAGAAATCAATATCATATTCTCCTACATTTATTGTAGTAGTTCCACTTGGATAATTCCATTTAACTTGAGTTACAATAATATTTTCATCCAAGTCTTTATCAGTTACACCTGACACATTAGAGTTATTGCCATTTCTACGTTTAATATTTACTTTATGATTAAACCTAAGATGATGAATTGGTGCAGATGATTTTATTACAAATTTTTGTTTTCCTTTACCTAATTTATCAGCTGATCCACCCAAACCACCTAAATCTGTAAGAAATTTATATCCTAAATCTGTTATATCTATCTGATTATCAAGTTGTTTTACTACTTTTCTTAATGTTCTTCTTATTCCATCAGTAGGAGTAAAGTCATTTTTATATGTTACATTTCCTCTACCTACAAAAATAACTTCGTTAATTACTTTTGAGTCATCTACTTCACTAGTAGTTATATTGTAAGGATTTGTTGTTGAATTTTGATCAAATGTAAAAAGATATTGATTACTTGGATTTAGATCCTTCAAATATCCTGTAGTATGTCCTGCATTTGTTTCTATAATTACATTTTTTCTAGGTGTATAATACATTACACATTCACTAAACAATAATAAAATCTGCAAAAAATCAACAACTGAACCAATTTCATATATGTCACCTTGTAATGCAGTTGCAGTTGGAACAGATACAAAGTTGTCTATATTTCTAACAGTAAATGTTCCACTAGTGACACTTGAATTGTTAATTGCAGATTGTGCTATTGTTTTAAATGCTACTGATGATAAATCATGAGAAGTTAATGTTCCACTATATGAAGTACCCAATTTTGCTTTAGTTAGATTATATGAATTGCTTTCACATATAACTCTTTTAGCTGCCATTTTGTCAGTAACTTTAACAATTCTACCATTAAATTTCATATATTGAACTATTGGCTTTGTTACTCTTATTTTAGTTGCATCAACATCTGATAGAGTAGAACCACAGTAAACTTTGATTTCATGTATTAGTCCTTTGTATTCATCACTTGTTGAATCTTCAGTATCACCAAATACCATAGCAGTTCCAGATGGTTGTAGGTCTTGTGTTACAGTTTGAGATATATCTTCTACACCGTTGACAAATGCTTTTAGTAAATTATCTGAACCTCTTTTAACTCTTATATGACATGGTAAATTTCTTGTTGTGGATTGATCTGTTACTGTATTCATTATTAGTTCATTACTTCCTGTATATACATCTATTATACTTCCTTTGTCTACTCTCAAAAATACTCTCCATGATGAGTTACTACCATTAGTACCTGCAATTCCTATATCAAGACCTGCACCGTTTCTAAATGACCATAAAATAGGCTCATCACTACCATCTTGAAGTTGTGTTATATCTGGTGTAAACCATATATTAATATCAAATTGTTTTGAAAGATCTATCTCGTTTGTTTTAGCACTTGGAACTTCTACTTTCTGACCATCTGCGGTAAACTGAAGTGCATATTGCCCTTTAAATTTATCAATGTCTACTTTGACAAATCTAGACTCTGCGGGATCAGTTGGATCTTGATTATATCCACCCTCATCTAAACATGATAGTTGCATTGGATATACTGCTGATAAATATTCAGTATTCACTACATCCTGTATATATGAAATTTCATAATTTTCATCCACTTCATTTTGTATTGGTAAAATTACTTCCAAAGTATCTGGTTTTTTAGTTCCCTGTTGTTTCATTATTGCAGATAATGGATAATAAGTGTGGACAGGCGGACTAGAACCTGTTTCAGTTACAATGGTTTTGGCTAAAGGCATTATTCAAATACTCCTAACTTACATTTATATGTTCAGTAAATGATGCTCTACCAAGTCCTAATCCAGTAGTAAATGCTTCAACATAAACTTCATAAGTACCTGCTGGTAAATTAGTTGAACCTGATATATCACTTTTTGCTGTTGTATTACTTCCAACATTTGTAGTAGACCAATTCTGATTAGCGTTCCATTTTCTATAATATATCTTATAATCGGTGATCGAAGAAGCTCCGGGATTACTTGGAGCATCCCAATCGGCATCTATTCTTCCTGATGATGGACTAGTCAATGTCAAGTTTCTTGGTGCAGAGGAAGTATCAACTTCATATAATGCGGCTACTGATCCTTCCATGAATTTTGCTGTTGCATTAAATGTGAGTAAGCTAGGTGAACTCATGTTAAAATTAAACCCTGAAAATGTGCCGGGAAATACTATGTCTTTACTTGGATCTGACTCATCAAGTCTAATTATTAATTCATAAGCAGATGATACACTTGTAGGTCTAAATGAATCTTTAAAGAAACTAACTTGCTCTCTAATTGTAGAAGAAGGATAATTAGTTACTGTTCCACCTGTACTTGTTTGTGTTACTGTACCTGCACTCTCATCTTTTATTACCCAATTAATTGTTAATGCTGAACTGTTACCCTCAATTTTTACAAGTATATTTTCAGATGCATCTTCTTCAGGCATTGGCATTGGAGATACAGGTGTATTCATATCATAAGATAAACTTCTAAAATTAGGTAATGTATATGTCCAATGAACAAGTGGAGTTACACCTGTTTCATTTTCCCAATATTTTTTAAATATTATAGTACCCATTTATTGAATACCCCATCCTTTTAACATTTCATTAATACCGCCTTGAATCCAATTTCCAAATGATGTAATTGGATCTTCTTCTGGTTGATTTTTATTAGTTTTATTAACTGCTTCATTCATTGAATCTGACCAATAAGGATTCATTACAGGGGTTGGTTCTGGTGTTGGTGTTGTTTCTGCACCTGCTTCTGGAATCCACGGGAATATACTAGATATTAAATTCCATAAATCATCAAATATTTTTCCAAACCTTGTTTCAAGTGTAGTAAATATTTCACTAAAATCAAATGATCCAATAGCAGTTATAGCATCATCTATTTTAGTTTGAATACCATTTAAGTCAATAGTTGGAACTGCTACATCTTCTAATCCAGTTTTAATATATGACAAATCAATAGTTGGTAATGTAAGTCCATTTAATGCAGTAAATGCACCTTTCAAAGCTGCTATTCCTTCTTTTGTATTTTCATATTGACTACCATCATCAAAAATTGAAAACATACTTCCTATGTTTAATAGATATTTTTCTAAATTTTTCATTCCATCTGAATGTGTAAATCCTTCTTCCCAAGATGCTTTACTTTCAATACTATCTATTTCACTTTGTCTTTTCAAAAAGTCTACTCCAAGCATTGTTCCTAGAGCTTGCATTACAGGTCGCATTTGTTTATAAAATGGTAATGCAACACTTCTCAAAAAGTATATAATATAAGGTCTTAGGAAAAATCCAAAGAAGTCACCAATAGGTCTTAATATCAACATAATTGAATAATTTAATAATTTTAACATACCTTTTAACATTGGAGATGAGTCTACCATCATTCCAGATATTTTTGAAACTAATCCTACAAGGCTTCCTACCCCGATAGCAATAATACCAAGTTTTGATATATTTTGCATTAACTTACCTTTGTCAGTATTTCCTGTAGCTGCATCTTTAACTCCTGATAATCCAGCAGTTTTACCCCCCATAACTGCCATTAGACGTTTTTCTAATTCTCTAATTTTACTGTCATCTATGTCTATTTTTAATGTATATGTATTGCTACTCATCTCATTCTGACACCACTCATGACATCTTTCATCATTTGCATACTTATAAATATTGTATCCATAACATATTTTGCAGGTAGTTTATCTACCTGAAACTTATCCCACCCAAATACCAATGCACAATAACCGTATATTTTACCACTTATGTTTTGGGCGTGAGTTCCTGACTCATGCCCAGATTGTTGAAATAACTCTCTAAAGGGATAATTCTCATAATCTCTCCTAAGATAACACTAACTTCACTCATTGGTAAATTTTTCATTTTCACCATGTTAGTTGGTGGAAATGGCAAACCGGATACTATGGTTTTTGTTAAGAGTATATCACAAAATATATTGAATTGAAAATCTTTTGCACCTGTTTCTGTCATTGTTACTGATCTTGATAAAAGGTCTTGAGTTTCTCCCCAAGTCAAATCTGTCTTAATTTTTAAAGTTGAATTTTTACCTAAAATTTTACAATCAAAATCAACTGTGGATAAATCTTCTGACATATAATGATATATTTATTATATGTATATAAGCGTTTCTAGAATACTATTTAAGCTGGGAAAGATGTTGCTTGGTTCTTTGCTACAACGGTAACGTGTTTACATTGGAAATCAACATCTTCTAAAAGCAATTCTCCGGGTTCCATTCCACTAACATTGTTTGCTGAAAAACTACATCCAGTAAAAGTCATAACAATACTTCTTAAAGCATTTCCACTTCCACCATTTGATAATGTAACTACTAAATCATTTGCTGTACCTGATCTACCATAAACTTCTTCTAAAAATGCAGAAGATTTTAAAACTATTTGTACTTTACCTGTCATTTCTAAAATTTTTCTATACGCATCTGCACTAATAGCTTCACCCATTTGGTAAATTAATTCTGCATTTGTATTAAGATTCAAATCAAATGATTGAACTGTTGCAAGTGTGCTTCCTGTAAGTGGGTTAGTAATCTGAGCATGAACAAAAGTATATGGAATTGAACCTGCTAAAGCTGTTCCTTGTGGATTTGAAAAAGTTTGATTTACTGTTTCTTCACCCCAAACTAATTCTTGAGTTGCTTTAACTGTATCATTTAATGACATTTTTAAAGATAATGAAGGACAAACAACACCAACTGCTGTTCTTTTATAATCTGTTTCTACATCAAAACCAAGTTTTACTGCCATAGAATTTATATCTCGCATTGTTGCATTTGTAGTTGGGCTACTATTCCATGTGTATGAGTATAGTCCACCTGAATTTGTTGGAGATGGTGCTGTACCGAAAATTGATTGAAAGAACCACGGATTACTTACCACAAAATCAACGGAACATTTACCGTCATTTCTACCATAAGCAAATGATTCTACTTCTGGTGAGTATAACTGACCTAATGCCATTTGATTATTTTTAAATTCTAAACCTGTAACTTTAACTTCTTTCCCAAATTGTATTGGTGTATTTGCACTTCCACCACCCCCAAATGTAGATTCATAAGTATATTCTGCGTATGCACTAGAAGCACTAGAAGCTGCCATATAAATACACCATAACCAACATATTTAAATATTCCTTACGGATTGAATCTCATAGCATCTACATCTATATTATATCTAAATATATTCCTGAAATCTTCATTTAATGATACAACGTTTCCCGGCAAAATCTGTATATATTCACGATTATTTATTGTAGTAACAACGTTATTTTTTAATATTTTAATAATTTCATCAACTAACTGTAGTACCCTAGCCTCACTCACACTTGAATAAATATCTAAGGTAATTGATACATCATGCAACCAATCATAATTAAATTTGCCATCTGAACCTATATTTGTGATCATACTGAATATTTTAGGATCTTCTGTATCAAGTTCAACAATAACCTCATCATATACCCTTGCACCTACACCTACTGCTTTCTTTTTCCATTTTGTAGTAAATATTGGTGCTTTTCCGCCTGAACTTGTCCAGTTACTTTTAAGATAATCTATAATATCATTTGCAAATGGTAGCCCTGCCATTCCATCTGTCATTTATATTTCTCCATAGCATTTAATGATTTTAACCCGTATTTATTAATTTGTTTTAAACCTACTCTTATCCTTCTTCTTTTGAATGTTTTCTTGATTATTCTTTTCATTTTTTTAATGACTTTTTTGGCTTTTTTGGCAAACTTTTTTACTTTTTTCATAAACGGACTTGATTTACTTTTATTTTTACGTTTATAATTTCTCTTAGTACCTGCAACTCCATGTTTTCCAATAACCATTTTAATTGCTTTTTTAGCAAAATGAGTAGCATCAATACCTTCATTTTGTATTTTTTTCATTATTTTCCATGTTACATTTGAAAAATCTTTTTCATCTAAACCTGTTCTAGCGGCTAATTTTACACTTACCCAATCATATAGTGCATCATAATTAACCCATTTACCTGCTCTCATTCCCTTATCAACTAAATTTGCATATAAATTACTAGTTGCAACGGATGTAGTACCAACATTAGGTTCATTAGGAGATGTCATCATTACAATTTCAAATGAATTTGCAAGGTCTTCTGTAAAGTTAATGTCTTTATCTCTTAATACTTTTTTAATATTTTTAATTAATTCTACACTTAAATCTTTCTGCATACGAAATCGTTCATATTGATTTTCTGTTGTACTAACAGTTGAAGTAGTTACTGCTGACATATCACCATGTAGAAGTTATTTCGCTTCTGCTCCATATTATTTGGTCAATTTCTTTTTGCCATCTGTCCATTACTTTCTGCTTATCAATGTTACCTTCCCCACCGTAAGCAATTTGTGACATT